TGGTTCATTAAGAAACGATACAACCTTCCATTAGCAGAGCCAGCCAGATTACCCCACATTTCCTTTATCAATGATAGGGAGAGTGATACCAACGGTAAGTGGGAAGAGATGAAGAAGAAGTGGCATGGTAAGACAATTGATGTAACTTTGAATACGGATGTTAGAACTGATGGAACTCATTGGTGGTTAATAATCCCCGAAGATGAGCGAGAACAGCTACACGACATACGTGCTGAATTAGGTTTAAGTAGACCATATTTCGGACTCCATATGTCAATAGGTTACGCTAGAAATAGTCATGATGATGTTGACCATGGAACCAACTCGGAGAAGGCAATACGAATGAATGAAGAACATTCGAAGTATATATATGAATTACTAAAAAAAGGAATGATAACATGAAAAATTTAACACTTTTGGTACTATGTGCCGTACTATTCGCAGGATGTGCAGTTAACACGTCTAGCAACGTTGATTTCGATGGTGATGACATCAAATATGTGAAGGACAATAGAACTGGACTTTGCTATGGTGTTACAGCATCACGTAAATCATTTACCGCTAGTACCACTGGTCTAGGATTGACCTGCGTACCGTGTGATAAGGTAGAACACCTAATCAAATAAGTTTGGCTTGGTTTGATGATAATAGTCAATTTCCCTTTGGTAAACACAAGGGTAAAAAAGTATTAGAGGTAACCGACTCTGGTTATGTCAAATGGTTACACGAAAGTAACTATAACATTTATTTCACTGAGGAAGTCTTTAAGCGATTAGGGATAACCCATGGTGGATTAACAAAATATGGGAAATGAATCGTAAAAATTATGGACTTCAACGAACGAAAATATAAACGAATAGAGCATTTTGAGAAAAATATAAAAGGTTGGAAACAACGACCATGTACCGCTTGTAATGGTAGTGGATATTATGACCACAACGGTTCTCCAAAATGCGGATGTTGCAATGGAACAGGTAAGGAGATGTATCTCCCTAAAACTGTTTTATAAAACGGTTTATGTTTATATTTTCTATGAAGTCAACTACCCATCCACGCTAATGCGATAATATTGGCGATAGGTTAGATAGGTTAGATGGACTTGATTTAGAAGACGAAGATTAGTACTAAATAAATAATGACGAAAGGACAGATATTAAACCATGATTTCACCAAAGGTGATTTGAGGTTATATGATACCAATGGTAATGAAACCTATCTTGAGAATTCAACTGGGTATTGGTATAAGCGTGAATACGATTCAAATCATAATGAAATATATTATGAAGATTCACTTGGGTCTTGGCATAAGCGAGAATATGATGCCAATGGTAATGAAATATATTCTGAGAGTTCAAGTGGGTATTGGGAAAAGCAAGAATATGATACCAACGGTAAAGTAATCTATTATGAAGATTCACATGGATATTGGCAGAAGTGGGAATACGATTCCAATGGGAAACTAACCTATTTTGAAGATTCAAACGAAGAACAAAACTTGAATGAAGCAGAAAAACCGCTAAAATGTGTTGAATGTAGTGCATATGAAGGACACAGCCCTAATTGTAGCCTAATAGATTTTAAAGAAGCTAAAAAACAGCTTACGCTATACCATAAACTTTGGTTAGAAAAAGAAATGTGGGTTAGAAAAAGGTCTAATTTTTGGAGAAGTGATGCTGAAAGGTGGAAAGGTAAGTTTATGGAGTTAAAACACGAGAACAATGCTTTAAGGCGAAAAGTAGTAAATAATAATGGAAGTTAACGACAAAGAATATGAGTAGTGTGGTTTCGTCTTAGTATCACTAAATTAAAAAGGTTGTGGTTTGTAGAAGAATTGACAATAAGGTAGATTTTAAAGCAAATGGGTATCAGCCAAGCTAAGTATTATGAATATATAAATAATTAAAAATGGGAGGGAAGGCATTGACATTTGGATTAACGGAAAGATGTGATAAAGTGAAATTTATTAGACTTAGCACTAAGTTATTGCGAATTCTTAGGCGAGACTTTAGTTCGGTTGAGATACCTAGATATTATCATAGTAAGGATAGTTTTGGTGATATTGATATCTTAGTTAGTGGTAACAATATTAAGATTAGAGAATATATCGAAGAGCACTTTTCACCGACAGAGATATTTCATAATGATAAATGCTGGTCATTCGACTATGAAAGAACTCAAATCGACTTAATTGTAGTTAGTTCTGAACATTTTGATTCTACCTTTAATTATTATTCGTTTAATGATGTTGGACAGTTCATTGGTAGAATAGCTCAAGGATTTTCGGGTGAAGTCGATACTGACGATTTATTTTAGTGTTACAGAGGATTAATTTGGAAATATAAAGAAGATGAGAATAAGATATAGTTTAAAATACGGACAAACGGGTTTGTTTATGAGGATATTCGGAGGTAAGAATTATTCCCAGAAATTCGACATAATGATATCTAAGGATTATCCTAAGATATATGAATTCTTGGGTCTTGACTACAAGAGATGGTTGAAAGGGTTTGAAACCCTTGAGGAAATCTTTGTTTTCATATCAGAGTCACCGTACTTCAATTGGAGAATGTTTCAATTGGTAGAGTTGAATCATATCAATAGGGAACGTAATGAGAAGAGAGCATCTTACACATCATTCTTGGAGTGGATGGAAGAGAATGTTGCAGACGAAGACCACGAGTTCGAGTTTCATAGAAATGATAGTAAGTATTACCGTCAAATTGATGAGTTTTTTCCAGAAGCTAACCTATCGGACGAGATTGCTCGTATAGACTATGAGATATCACGTAAGAAGTACGCTAAAACCATCTTTAATGGTAAGGTGGTAATGGATGTATTTGGGTTGAAGGGTTCCGAACTTGGTAAAGCTATGGAAGGTTTTAGAGGGTGGATGGAAGATAACGGTATGGGAGACCTTGAAGAAGCCTATCTCACTTGGGGTAGGGATACTATAATTGCGAATTTCAGTATGTTCTTGGATGTCGTATCCGAAAAAGAAGGTACTTAATTATAGAAAGGATTATCACGTAAGAGAAGGTTGACTATTTCGTCAGCCTTTTCTGCTTCCTCGCTAAACGATACAACCTGTTCATGGGTCAAATCAAACCATTCACCAATTGCCCTGCTCGTACCGAATTTACGGTGAAGCATACCTTCAACCTTTCGGTAGTTATCGGTATCATATTTATTAACCATGAAAATCTCATTAGAATTTCCCGTTTGAATGGTTTCCCCGCCTAGATTCAACAGAGTGTTATTAAAATAACACTTTTTACTTATAGCTTGCTATTTATATAAAAAGAATAGTATGGCAAGAAGTAAAATTTTAGACGAAAAGAAGAAAAAGCGGTTCTCAATAACTGTACACCCAACCTTAATTGAGACACTGGACGTAGATAATAAATCCAAATACATTGAGTGGCTAATATATCAAGACCTACTCAAATCTGGAAAAGTGGATAAAGATGTATTATTATGATTTACATCTACACATTAAGCCACCCAGAAACTGGTGAGGTCAGATACGTTGGAAAGACAAACAACCTGAAAGTGAGGTGGAATGGTCATAAGAGTGAGAGTTTGAGGTATAATCGGGTGAACCATAAGGAATATTGGATTAAGAAGTTATTACGAGAAGGGTTAACACCCAAACTTGAAGTAGTGGATGAAATAGACTCTGATGATTGGGAATGGTTGGAAGAATATTGGATTACCCAATGTAAAGCTTGGGGTTTCAGGTTAACTAATATGACAGATGGTGGTGAAAGCCCACCATCTTATAAGGGTAAAACACATACTATTGAATATCGTAAAGAATTAAGTAAGCGGTTGACCGAGAATAACCCTTACCATAAATTAACCCCAGAACAACATGCCACCAGAATAGAAGCGGCAGTACTTGCGACTAAGGGTAAACCTAATGAGGTTGCTAGGGTGAAAAATAGTAACCCCGTTAACCAATATACATTGAGTGGTGAGTATATAAAAACGTTTAATAGTGCCACCGAAGCGGCTAAAATATTAGGTCTTGCAAATTCTGGTGGTATTACTAGTTGTTGTGTGGGGGTGAGAAATAAAGCAGGTGAGTACCAGTGGCGTCACGCCATATCGGGCACTACTAACATAGTTCGATATGAACATAAAATAGGGTCGACACCGAACACTTGGACTGCTGGAACTTTTAATAAGCGGATATTACAATATGGGTTAAATGGTACATACATTAAAACTTGGGGGAGTATAAAAGAAGCTGAAGAGACCTTGGGGTTATGTAGTGTAGGTACTGCTTGTTCTGGACAAAATAATAGGCGAGGTAATTTCCAATGGCGGTATTATGAGCAAGACTTTCCCAATGAAGTAGAGCCATACGACTCTATACCCAGTAATAGGGGTCGTAACGTACGTCAATTAACTACCTCTGGTGAAACTGTAAGGGAATGGGAGAGCGCAAAAATCGCGGCAATCAGTTTAGGGATGGCTAACGGTGGGAGAATAACGCAATGTTGTCGCGGTAAGAGTCATACGTCTGGTGGATATAAATGGGAATATGTAAATGACCCTCAACTAGTTTGAAGTTCTTTAATTCGCTTTTTCACTGAGTTCTTAGTTATACCGATTTTAAACCGACCCGAATCACAAAATTCGCCTAATAAATATACTGTTCCCATAGTTTTAAATATATCGAATAAATTTGGATATGTCAATTAAAACCTTTATTTTTGTAGTACGGAATAATTTATAACTAATTAGACGATAAAAAAATGAGACGGGAAACTAAGAAACCATTATACCGAAAACACAATAAACTCGCTAGAGGGTTTAGATGTAAGTCCCCCTCTTATGAGTATAGGTGGGTTAGAAACACGAATAACCCTGATGAGAGAATGAAAAACACCAGAGAGGGCTACGATTACACCCCACTTTATAAATTTCTTTTATCAAAAATAGGTAATGAGTGGAACATAGTATATTCCGAGGCTGTGAGTCGATTGGATAAACAAGAACCAATTTGGTATCTTGTTGATTTGGACTACGATTCGGACGTTAGTGTAATCAGTAGATTAACAGGTGAAGAGATATCATATACTTATGTTGGTGAGGCAAGCATTTATTCGTTGTTGACGGTACGTGATGGTATACTGGTTAAAGCCAATGAGGACGCTGAGTTACCTAAACCAACCTGCACATGTTGTACCCATTCATTCAACGGAAACGTGCTTAAATAAGTTTATTTTCGAAAAAACTTGCAATTATGAAATATGTGTTGTATATTTGTAATCTGAAAACACAACCATAGTAGGGGTTACTACATAACTATAATTAAACAATTACCCTTTCTGATTATTGTGAATTCTAATTTTTGAACATTTAAGTTTAACCATTGGGGAGGTTACTCAGACTTTTAATCTAATAAACTACCTTTCCAGATTTTTAATTTTATAACCATATGAGACATTTTGTATCACTAATCAAGCGTAAAGGCTTGTACACCGAAGCGGGAACTTCTAGCAACGAAGCACTAGCTCACCAAATCAACCACGAATTAATGACTAACGGATATTTCCTTTCTAAGGATTTATTCACTAGATTAGCTACCTTAGATGTGGAAGTTTTGACTACCATTATGAATGACCTTAAGCGAGGTCTGGAATATGTATTAGGTACTGGTGGTTACGAACCTACTTACAAGGGATTCCCACAATCAGTATTGGCAATTTCATACTCAGAATTCGTAATCAATGCAATTCTATACTATTGGACTAACGGAACATGGCGTCCAAACGAAACTGTAGGTCTTGAAAAAGAGTTCGGGTTTGAAATGGGTGAAATGAAAGAATTGAAACTTCTTGAAAAGGGAGAATTCGACTCTATTTTCACTGATATCGTATACTCTAAGACTAGCATCTCTGCGTTCGATAAGGAAATCGTTGATTATTTCATCGAGAATGGTGCCACTTTTAACTTCAGTAAGATTTCTTTTAAAGAGATTGCTGCGTTTGTAGGGCAAAGACTATTGATTAACTCTAACGTAACAGTTCTACCAACTAAGGATGCTACAAACATCTTAAGAATTTGGGCGGCTTATTCTGGTGGTGACGAAGGTCTTAAAACTAGTACGAAATTTAAGAACCCAACCTCAAGACAAGCTAAGGTAATCCTTAGAACATTGGAATCTTGTTATAACTTGGAAGACTCTTTCAAGACATATAGAGAGGTGTGGTTGAGAGTATTATTTTTCCTTCACCCAATGACGAAGGGGAACGTTAAAAGATTTAGTAATGTTGCTGATTACAGCGATACATTGCGAAACAACCCAAAGGTGTTGAAAACTTTCAACGCTAAGATTGAGGAATTTCTTGGAAACGAAGACGTTGCGGTTTTCGAAGTCTTGAAAAAAGCTCCAGGTGTTTTCACACGTAGACTTGACCACTTGGTTAGAGTGTTTGGATACAGAGCTATCCAAGAATGGTTTACCATTACCCCTTCAACTAAGAACTTGGTTACAGCGTACAACCACTTCACTGACCGTGATAAGGAACAAGCTGGGCGAGGTGCAGTATTGGCAGGTCAAGACCAATCTAAAGTTGTTACTTACGATGCGCAAGCACCGTTACCAACTAAGATGGTAAGTAGTATCAAAGCCTCAATTATTGAGGCTTTGAGTAGCGTTGATAACGCTACTCTTAGAAATAAGAAGGTAGCTATCGATGCACCACTATACTACCGTCCATTGGGAGTAAATAACAGAGCGTCTAACTTAAGCCTTAATGGGACGGTTAACGGTACTGTCGAAAAAGCGGATACCAAGAGAACCATTAGGATGTATGTTCATTGGGAAGGTAGTAGCGATATTGACTTATCTGGATTCCTGATTACTAGCGATAGCGAAGTATTCAAGGTTGGTTGGAATGCCAACCACAAGATTGGTAAGGGTATGGTATACTCTGGTGATAATACTGGTAATAATGAAAAAAATGCCGAGTACTTGGATATCACCCCAAGCTTACTACCAACTAACGCTGAGTGGGTTATCGTTGATGCGGTAATCTACAGAGGTCCTGCGACCTACAGAGGTTATAACGGTAGTGCTAAGATTGGGTGGATGCTAAGAGATTTACCAGAAAGTAATCAAAACTGGTTACCTAAGACGGTTGCTAATGCGCAAGTATTGGCTTCAGATAGTAGAGTAGCTTATTTGATGGCATACCATGTACCTACAGCAAGCGTTGTATATTTGGACTTGTCTAAAGACGGTTCCAATGTTACAAACAATGAAGACGCTTTGAATATGAGAATCTTCTTGAATAACTTCGTTAGCTTGTCAAACGACACTGAAATCAACTGGGATAAAATCAACCAAGGGCAGCTTTTGCACCTATTGGCTGGTCAAGTCGTAGACAACCCAGAAGAAGCAGACGTTCACTTTAGTGAAAATACTACCTTGGAAGAGGTTAGTAAATTCCTTTAATCTTTATCCCCGATGAGCTTGGATTCACTCATCGGGGATATTTTTTCACAAATTGCAAATTAAATTTGCGTAATCCAATTCTTTCCTGTATATTTGTATCGTTAAATAACTAACCAAATTACATAATGAGAAAATTTAGTTTCATGGATTTAATCGTCAAGAATGACGAACTACCACAACCATCACAACCAAAAATCCAACCAAAAATCCAATCAAGTAAACCAAAGTTCCCAAGCGCTGGGGATAGTATATTTAACTCGGATGTACCAACACAAAGCGTCTTTCCAACAGCTAAGAGGGTAAGTAGTACACCAACTAACGTACACCTATCGGAAATTGTTGGTGTGTACGAAAGACATTTCGCATCACTTAATAAGGATGGTTACGATTTCTACGAGTTTTATGAAGCTATGAGTGGACTATCACCTAAAACCCCTGATACCTATAGGATGGCACTACATTTCGCCAAACAAATGGGTGGTGAGGTGAATAAGGGTGAATTGTTAAGTGTTGCGGATTACTACGTGACTGAGTTGAATAACCTTCATGACCACCAAAAGCAAGCTGGGGAAGTTAAGTTGAGTGAATTGAATGTCAATAAGAGGGAAGAAAAAGCTGAACTTGAAGGTGACATTAATAATCTAAATGCTCAAATCGAAGCATTACTAGAAAATGTTTCCACTAAGAAACATGAGTTGTCTTCTATTGATAGTCGTTATGCGACACAAATTGAAAGTGTGGAAGATAAATTGAATACTAACACGGTAGCCAGAGATACTATTGTAAATAGTATTACTGAAATCAGAACTGGTATCGAATCGAATATATAAAATAGTAAATTAATCATAATCAATAAAAATGAGCACTAACTACAAAACAGCCACGAAGTCTGACATTAAGTTTGAACTTGGTACAGACTCAAGTCTGATGAAATTACCAATCATGAAACACTTAGATGTTGGTGAATTGAGAGATGGTAACGGTGAATTAAAACCAGGGGCTAAAATGATTTTCCATTTCCTAGCCCTAGTGACTGGGTTGATGGCGTTATATGGCTTCGGTGTATATGCTGCACCAATTATCTTCGTTGCCATTGGAAAGATGTTGGCAATTGTTGCCTGTTTGGGGATTGGAATGTTCCTATTTATGGCGAGACGACCAATCGTTATGCTATTGGAGGGTATGTCTCGTAATATCCATAAATTTGCGGTTCGAAGTGACCCTTTCCGTATCTTAGATAAGGCAAGAGAAGGTCAAATCGAAAATAGGACTAACTTTCATATTGCTAAAGGTAAGATTTCTGGACTTAAGAGTCAGGCTGAAACCGATGCGACTGAATCTGAATCAGCAGCTAAAAAATACCAACATAATATTAAACAAGCGTTAGATAAAGCCACTGAGATTAGAGATGCTAGAGCTAAACTATTAAGTGAAGGTGGAACTAAGGATACTGATGAGTATGTTGAGCTTGACCGTCAATGGATGGTTGCCGTATCTAACGGTGAACGTTTGAAGAACAAGTATGAACAAGCTAAAGAGCACACCATTAAGTATGGCGCTAGAGCCGCAGTAATGGGGAAATTAGATAGAAGATTAGTTTTAGTGGGAACCAGTATCGACATCAAAATCGATGACTTTGATGCTACGGTTGAAATCCTTAAGAAAGAAAGTAAGTTCGCTGCTGCGGCAAAAAATGCCACAGAAACAGCTAAAGATGCTATATTGTTCACCACTGGATGGGAACTTGATTACGCTATCGAGGTTGTAACAGAGAGTATCATCAATGATATCGCAACTACTGCGTCTAATTTGAGAGATATTAACGACTTCACTGGTAAGTACGGAGTTGATAGTGATGACCTTTACGCTAACTTGGAGAGAACTTACGAGAACATCCGAATCGGTGATGATAAAGTTGTGAGTGCTAACAAGTATAAGAACCCTGATTATGTCTTCACAACTGAAGATAAGAAGGACATGAAAGGGATGGAAACTATCGACTTTTAATAGAAAGTTGAAAATAAATTTGGATAATTAAAACTAAACCTGTATATTTGTACCGTTGAAATAATTCAACACTAATCATAATCAATTAAATAGTAAAAGAATGAAAAAGAGAGGATTTACAATGCCAGACTTCACTAATGGTTTCAAAGCCATTCTAGCAGTCATAGTATTTGCCGTAGTCGGTACAGGACTTTATTTCTGGGCGCCAGGACTTAATCTAGCTGAGTCTTTGACTCTAAGTGGGTTAACAATGGACGACACCAAAGTGGATAACGTTGATGAAACTGAGATGCTTCCACTACCAAAGACGACACTTTCAAATCTCGTCTCCAGTAACCCACAAGTACGTATGGCTGGATACGCATGGAGCGCACAAATGGGTCTTTTGACTGCCATTGGTGGTGCTAATACTACACAAGGGTCGTTGATGGAACAGAATGGTGTGAATATTAACTTCGTTCGAAAGGATGGTGTTAATGAGCTTAAAGAAATGCAAACACTATTCATCACCGAGTTCGATAAAGGGGTAGCTTACCCTAAGAATGAACTATCCGCATTTGGAGTGGTACTAATGGGTGATGGTGCACCATACTATATCAGTACAATGCAGAAATCGCTTGATGATAAGTTTGGTAAGGATAAATACCACTTGGAAGTTGCGGGTGCTGTAGGTATTTCATATGGTGAGGATAAGCTAATTGGTCCACCTGAGTGGAAAACTAACCCTTCAAGTATGATAGGTAAAGTTATTTCCGTAGTGATTGGTGACGGTGATTGGGTAACAACACTAAACTACTGTTTTGCAAACGGACTTAAAGTGAACCCAAACATAGAAGCTTATGATGAAGATGCTGTAAACTTCTATGCATCAGCAGATGACAACTACATAAATTCAGCAAAAGAACTTATTAAATCACAAACTACAGGTTGGAAAGTACCTTTTGCTGAAATCAAGAATGGTCAATTAACGGGTAAGACTGTTGAGAAACTAATTGATGGATGTGCTACTTGGTCACCTGCTGATGATAGAGTATTCAAGGCGCTTAACGGCTTTACTGATATCGTAAGTACGAAAGACTTTAACAATCAGATGGCAACTACGATAATTGTTGTAAAGGAGTGGGCAGAACAACCAGCTAACGCTAAGATTGTATCTAACATTCTTAAGTCAACATACGCTGCTTCAAATCAGATTAAGCAATATGACTCATGGAAACGTACTGGTAGTGAAATTGCGGCTAAAGTATACAACTCTGAAGATGGTAACTTCTGGTACAATATTTTCCAAGGTCAAGTTGGTGAGAAGAATGGTATTCCATTCAGTGTAGGTGGGTCAAGAGTGTTCACATATGCCGATGCAATGCAATATTACGGACTTACCGATGGTGTTAACCGATACAAGGCTGTTTATGAGCAAGTATCTGGATACTGTATACAACTTAATCCGTTTGACTTTAACTCTCAAGTTGATGGTGTGACACCTTACGATAAGGCAGTAAACCTATACTACTTGAAGAATATTAATGATGTAGAGGCTGGTACAGCTTACAAAGCTGATTATACCGAGACTAAGACTGAGAAGTTAGCATCGGGTCAATGGGAAGTAAATTTCGCTCATAACAGTGCAACTATCCTAGCGACTTCGAATAAGACTTTGGATAATCTATACAACTTACTTATTCAAGCTGAAGATGCTAAATTGGTAGTTGAAGGACATACTGATAACTCTGGTAGTGATGCAACTAACTTGGCGATGTCTCAAAGTAGAGCAGAGTCAGTGTATCAAAATCTTATCGCAAGAGGTATTCCTGAGAACCGATTCGTTAATAGTGGTACTCGTCAGGTGGTCGGTAAGGGTGAAACTGAACCAATTGCAGACAACGGAACTGCGGAAGGTCAAAGAGTTAACCGAAGGGTGGTGATTCAGTTACTTAAGTAACCACTGATGAAACAGAAGGGGTGACCAAATCGTCACCCCTTTTTTTTAACCTTAACTAGTGAACTACCCACCCACAGCAGAGCTGATGATTGGGCTTCCTAACGCTAGTTAGGAACTTTAAACGTTTCATAGTAAATTGCTTACTACTTCCGAAGGAAGTTAGAAGTCTTATTATCGCTCCGCGCTTGTAATCGTTTGTCCCAAACGATATAACCATAATGGTTATGTTTATAAATATCTAGTAATTTAGTAAAAGGGTGGGTTTATTAAAAAAAATTATTAATTAGGTCGCTTATATCCCATCCACCTTCGGATGAATGGGTTTTACGCTCCACTAAATAAATCATGTTAGAAGCATTCAAATTATTTCACAAACCAAATTCGACTACCAATGCAGTTATATATTTCATTTGGATGTTGATTGTCATGGTACCTTGGATTATTTCCAGTAATGTCGGTACTACGCACCTATTCCCAAGCATTGACCAAGTGGGTAAAGGTTTTATACAACTATTCAATTCGGGGTTAGCTACACACATCGCTAGCTCGTTAATATTGTGTGGTAGGGCTATACTATTTTCAGTAGGAGTATCATTAGCAGTAGTGTACGTATCACCAATAGCAGCATTAAACCCTATCGCTAAGATAGTATCCAAATTCAGGTTTTTACCATTAACAGGTATCACCTTTTACATTTCATTAGTGATTAGCCAAGCAAGGGAGATGCAGTTGTGGGTATTAGTCATCTTTATGAGTACTTACCTTATTACCTCTCTTATGAGTGTATTGGGTGACATAAAGGAAGAAGAATTTAACCATGCTATGACATTAGGTTGTACCCGTTGGGAAAGTTTATGGCAAGTGGTTATCGTAGGGCGCTTAGACTACGTATTTGACGTTGTACGACAGAATCTAGCCATTGTTTGGATGATGCTTGTAACTGTAGAGTCACTTCTAGCTGCCACTGGTGGTATCGGGTTCCTTATTAAGAACTCGGATAAATTTAGTAACCAAGGACAATTGGTCGCATTACAGATAATCATACTACTCATTGGGGTTGGTATGGATTATACCGTGAACTTTGGTAGAAAAGCTATATTCAAATATTCAACCTTTAATTAATCATAATGGAACCATTTACATTAGGGGAACCAATTTTATCAGCTAAGGACATAACAGCAGGTTACGATGGTAAAATTGTTATTGAGAACGTTAATATCTTAGAGTATGACGTTCTAAGGAAAGGTCATGTAACAGGTCAAACCATAGCCATTGTAGGTAGGTCTGGTCGAGGTAAATCAACGCTATTCAAAGTCCTAACTGGACTTAAAGAGCCTATGAGTGGTGAAGTACTCATTGCGGATAGTGATGGTACGGCTAAAATTGTAACGGCTGGGGATGTAGGATTTGTTGACCAAAAATATACACTATTCCGTCATAAGACTATCTACCAAACGTTTAAACATGCGTTACGTAATGCTGATATGACTAAGGAAGCGAAAGAAGAGTTGATAGAGAGCTATCTTGTCAATTGGTGGTTGAGTGCTCAACGAAATCAATACGCTAATGAGTTATCTGGTGGTCAACGTCAACGTGTTGCTATTATTGAACAACTACTCTCCAGTAAACGTTTTATTATTATGGATGAACCATTCAGTGGCTTGGACGTAGGTAATATAGACCGATTGAAGGAATACTTAGATATGGTACTGGCGTTGGATGAATTGAACACCATTATCTTCTCTACTCATGAACTAAACTTGGCTATAGAATTTGCTGATAGTATTTATGTTTTGGGTCATAAAAATCCAGAAGATACTACAAGTACAATTGTTAAGCATTACGACCTGAAAGAATTGGGTATGGCTTGGGGTGGTACGGAGGCTATGAAACATGATTTAGCCAAGGAGATTAAAAAAGTAATGTTAGAATCGTAAACAATTAACCACAAATAAAAATGAAAAGAGTATTATTAGTATTAGTAGTTATGGCATTTGGATTGTCAACCTTTGCCCAAAGTACCGCACAAGATACCACACAAGTTACCGCACAAGTTACCGCACAAGTTACCGCACAAGTTACCGCACAAGTTAAGTCTAAGGTGAGTATTTCACCATACGTAGCAACAGGATTATCAATTGGTGGTGATACCACTTTTATGGTAGGTTCCTACTTTTCGGTAGAAGCTGGTGTGATGATTGAGAACCTTATGATAGGTTTAGTATTTGGGGTAAACAACCTTAATTCGTTTGGTAGTATTCAGAACTATTGGTATGAAGGTAAGGTGGCATATGCAATTACAGTTAAGATTATAGATATTTACGGGGTGGTAGGTATCGGCTCATACACTGGTGATACTAAGAGAGTGTTTCTAGAATATGGTGGTGGTGTTTCTAAGTCGTTTGATAATGGTCTTGGTGTATTTATCCAAGCAACATCTTGGGATAACGCTATGTATGTAACTCCAGGTCTATTTTATTCGTTCTAATGGGAGTAGAGAAAACAGCGAGGATTACCGTAAGTAAGGTTAGACTTAAGAAATTAGTTGAGGATAATCTGGCATCACTAGTTGGTGAAGGTAACGAAGAGTTAGTTGATTATGAGGTGATATCAGTTAAGAATAAGACCAAGACCGAAACATACCAATTAAGTAACTTCGATGCTGATTATGTGCAGGTATTTGACGGGTTAACAATTGAATTAAAGAGTAAGTAATGAAGAACGGTATATTAATAATGCTATTGGTGCTAGGTGCTTGTAGTAGTGAACGACACTCACATGACGTAACACATGACGTAACACATGACATAACACCCGAATCACCAAAAGAAATGCTTATGATAGAGTATAACCCTCTTGGTGAATGGGGTTGGGGTTTTAACCTAATTACGGATGGTAATTGTGAGTATATTATGCATACTAACCATAGTAATAAGACTGGATTGACACATAAAGGAGATTGTTCAAACCCCATTCATCCCTATAATTTAAGCACAGAATGAAGATTTTTCGAAAATAATTACAAAAAAACTTGCATTATTGGAATAACTTTTGTATATTTGCACTATATTTATTAGAAAGCTAAAAAGCTATGAAAACAATTTTTAACATATTAGTCGTGACATTATGTCTACTGAGCAACGTGGTGTTGCTGGGGCAGTCGGGCTACGGTGTTATTTATTGTATCATGTAAAGATACTAAAATAAGAATACTAAAGCCCTAACTGCATAAGTTAGGGCTTTTTTTTGTCCAGTTCTTTGAAATAAAATATGTCGGAAATGCTCAATGGATGGGCGCTCGTCTGCAAAACCTGTTTAGTTGGTTCAATTCCAACTTCCGACTACCTTGACTTTTTTGTACCTTACCGTATATTTATAATAAAATAGATATATGGCAAGAGAAAAAAAAACGATACATTACATCTACAAGACTACTTGTAACGTCACCAATCGATACTATATCGGTATGCATAGTACTAATAATCTGGAAGATGGTTATATGGGTAGTGGTAAGAGATTAAGGGCTTCAATCAGGAAACATGGTAAGGATAACCATACCAAAGAGATAATAGGATTCTTTGATAATAGAGAATTGTTGGTTGAAGCGGAGAAGGAAGTTATCACACCAGATATGGTAACTGATAAGAATTGTATGAATCTAATGGGTGGTGGTAATGGTGGTTATGTTAGTGAAGAGGCATGTATTAAGGGTGGTAAGAAGGGTAGTGAAACTTTTTGGGTAAAGTTTTATAGTAACGCTAAGTTTAGGGGGTATATTCGTAGTAAGTATCATAACTATAGAAAGGGGAGGTGGTGTGATAATGAGTATAGGGAAAAATTACTAAAAAACTTAGATTGGGTGGGTAAAACACATACTGACGAAACAAAGAGGAAAATGAGTGAATCGTCTAAAGGTATGGGTGTTGGAAAAACTAACTCTCAATATGGTACTTGTTGGATAACCAAAGATGGGGTTAATAAGAAGGTGAAAAAAGAAGCCCTTAATGAGTATATTGAATTGGGTTGGGGTAAGGGTAGGAAAATATAGTGACTTTTCGGTACCTATATCTTGAAAAAGGTTTAGGTAAAGAAATAAAAAAAATGCATCTGTAACTCAGTGGGAGAGTGCCTTTTTTACATGGAGGAAGCCGAATAGGTTTACGTAGGTTCGAATCCTACCAGATGTACTGATGATTAGATAGTGTAATTGGGAGTATTAGGTGGGCTGTACCGCCACCGCAAGTTGAAAGTTAAAGACTTGTATCAGAAGGGTGGAGTAGTGAAGAATATATGTAGGGGTGCGGAAAGCTGGAGAAGCCGACTAGTCTTAGAAACTAGTGAATGAGGGTTCAACTCCCTCTCCCTATACGATTAATGACCCAGTGGCGAAGCTGGCAAAGCGCAACGGTCTTAAACACCGTTATACGCGGGTTCGAGTCCCGCCTGGGTTACGTTTAAATTAAAGGGTGAAATTATGTTTAATATTAAGAAAGATGCTTGGGATAACTTCATGACCAGTTTTGATTATGAGTCCGACACTTCTAACTTTAAATACGATTTTAAGCAAATGACTAAAATGTTTGGTAAAGCTTATATTGAGTATTGTAAAGCGATGTGGGAGGCTAATGATGGGGTACAATCTGAAGAAGAATTCTGTAAGATGAACGCTAATATGCCAATGGTGTTCTTCGATAAGACAGTTAAGGGGAA